ACTATTCCTTGATGAGTTTGCATTCGTTCCTAACCACGTAGCAGAACAGTTCTTTGCATCTGTGTATCCTACTATTACTTCTGGTAAGTCAACGAAAGTCATAATCATATCTACACCTAATGGTATGAACCACTTCTATAAGATGTGGGAAGATGCTAGGAATGGTAAGAATGGATATGTTACGAATGAAGTACATTGGTCTCAAGTTCCAGGTAGGGATGCTAAATGGAAGGAGGAGACATTAAAGAACACATCTAAGAGACAGTTCGCACAGGAGTTTGAGTGTGACTTCCTTGGATCTGCTGATACTTTAATTGCTCCATCCAAACTACAAGCAATCCCATTTGAAGATCCTATTACAAGCAATGCTGGACTTGACGTATATAAAAGAAGCGAGGAGGGCCACGAATATATTATCACTGTGGATGTTGCCAGAGGTATCGGTGGCGACTACAGTGCTTTTATCGTGTTTGATATTACCACGTTACCGTATCAAGTTGTTGCCAAGTACAGAAATAATGAAATCAAACCTGTTCTATTTCCGTCGGTAATACATTCCGTAGCCAAAGAGTATCGCTTCCCATACATCTTGGTTGAAGTGAATGACATTGGAGATAGTATAGCAGCAACATTAAACTATGACCTTGAGTATCCTAATGTACTCATGTGTGCTATGAGAGGTAGAGCAGGGCAGGTTGTAGGTCAAGGGTTCTCTGGAACCAAGACTCAACTAGGTGTGAAGATGAGTATCACAGTTAAGAAACAAGGTTGTGCAAACTTGAAAGCAGTTATAGAAGATGACAAATTAACCTTTAAAGACTTTGATATACTTAGAGAATTAACAACCTTCATTCAGCGAAAACAGTGTTGGGAAGCAGATGATGGATACCATGATGACCTAGTGATGTGTCTGGTACTGTTCTCTTGGTTAGTTATGCAAGAGTATTTCCGAGAGATGACAGATCAAGATGTCAGACGAAGAATTTATGACGAACAGAGAAATCAAATTGAACAGGATATGGCTCCATTTGGTTTCGTAGATGATGGTATGGGTGATGATACATTTATTGATGGAGATGGTGAACTTTGGGCCTATGGTGATACACAAGAAGAAGTATCATACATGTGGAATTACTAGGGGGTATTCAAATACCCCCCTAGGGTCTCTGACTTCTAGACTTACTGGAAATTCTAAATACTTGTAGATAATTTGGAACATCTACGAGGAAAAAAACATGGCAAGTCAAGTCTCGCCTGGTGTAGTCCTTAGGGAACGCGACCTAACTAATGCAATTATTGTAGGAGATTCAGCTCTTACTGGTGCATTTGCATCATCATTTCAGAAAGGACCGATTGGCGAAATCGTTTCAATCTCTAGTCAGAAAGCCCTACTGGATACATTCGGACCACCAAAAGATGCAAACGCCGAGGACTGGCTTGTTGCAGATCAGTTCTTAGGATATGGCGGCAGGCTTGCTGTTGTACGTGCTGAGACTGGTGCTCTTAATGCAACTAATGGTGCTGGTGTTCTGATTAAGAATTACAACGAATGGATTGCTGGTGTTGGTGCTGCTAATATCTTTGCTGCACGTTCTGCTGGTACATGGGGTAACTCACTTCAAGTTGTTGTTGTAGACCGTGGTGCTGATCAACTTCTTACACTTGCTTCTGCTCCTGCTACAACTGCTGCGAATACTGCCTTTGTTACTACTGCTGGTATTAACGGAAGGATTTATTCTTGGAATGCTGCTACTTTAGAATTGGGAGTTATCCTTGATGTTCCTACAACACTGATTCAAGTTGGAGATAACTTTGATGAGCCTGGTGACGGTGTTGTAACAGTAGTTGCTCCTGGCATTTATACTGGAGTAGGTACACAGAATGGTACACACACAGTAGATCCTACAGGTGGTGCTGGTACTGGATTAAGAGTTGATGTTGTTATTGACGCTGGCGGTTTTGTTACTGGTGTAACAATTGATCAAGGTGGTACAAATTATGCTATTAATGATACAGTAACAATTGCTGCTGCTGGACTTGGTACAGGTGCTACTGCTGATTTGACATTAACAATCAACGCAGTAACAGATGATAACATTGCTATTAGCTCTGTCAAAGATTGGTATACTAATACAGAGATTGGTTCTACTGGATTGAAGCTTGCTGCAATCGCTCCTCGTCCTGGTACATCTGAGTTTGCTTCTTCACGTGGTCTCTCATACGATGAACTTCATGTTGCAGTTGTTGATACAACTGGAGATGTTTCTGGTGCTGCTAATACAGTCCTAGAAAGGTTCACAAATCTTTCTAAATTATCTGATGGTAAGAGTGCTGAAGGTGCTTCCATTTATTACAAAGATATTGTTAATATTGAATCAAGTTATATTTTCCATGGTGCTGCTTTAACAAATTTAATTGAACCAGTGAGTGCTGGTGGTGGTAAGGCACTTAGTGTTGCATCAACTGTACTTGCAAGTGGAGACAGGTTCCTTCTAGTTGCTAAAAATGAAACTTCATTGACTAATGGTACAGATGACTATGCTTACACTGCTGGTGAAGTAACTGGTGCTTATGACATGTTTGCAGATACAGAAGAAACAGAGATTGACTTTGTTCTTATGGGTGGATCAATGGGAACAGAAGCAGGTACACTGTCTAAAGCACAAAAGGTAGTAGCAATTGCTGCTGGACGTAAAGACTGTGTAGCATTTGTTTCTCCTCACAAAGGAAACCAAGTTGGTACTGGTGGATCAGCTCTTACAACTGTACAACAGAGAACTAACACACTTAACTTCTTTAACGCTGTGACATCAACGTCATATGCTGTTCTTGATAGTGGCTACAAGTACATGTATGACCGCTTCAACGATAAGTATCGTTACGTTCCATGTAATGGAGACATTGCTGGACTTTGTGTTAATGTTTCGTCTACCGTAGCAGATTGGATTTCACCTGCTGGTTTATCCCGTGGTGGAGTTCGTAATGTTATTAAACTTGCTTACAATCCAAACAAGGCAGATAGAGATGAGCTTTATCAAAATAGAATTAACCCAATTGTTAGTTTCCCTGGCACTGGTCCTGTCCTCTTCGGAGACAAGACTGCACTTGCTTCACCTTCAGCGTTTGATCGTATCAACGTTCGTCGTCTCTTCCTTAATATTGAGAAGCGAGTTGAAGGACTCGGTAAGTCAGTTCTATTTGAAATTAATGACGAGACAACTCGTTCGGGTTTCTTAGCAACTATTAATGGTTATCTTAACGAGATCGTTGCACAACAGGGTATCACTGATTTCCTAGTTGTTTGTGATGGAACTAACAATACTCCTGATGTCATTGACCGTAACGAATTCGTTGCGGAACTCTTCATCAAACCTGCTCGTTCCATCAACTACGTAACAGTTACATTTACTGCTACACGTACTGGTGTTTCGTTCAGCGAAGTCATCGGACGTTAATTTGTTAAATATATAATACAAAGAAGAGGATTTAAAAAAATGGCAATCACTAGCAACGTTTCAACGTTTCTTCAAAAAGTAAGTCAGGGCGTTAGGCCCAATATGTTCCAAGTGGACATTCAATTTCCAGACTCAACTGGTGGAGATTCAGAATTGGCAGGATTCATGTGTAAGTCTGCCAATCTTCCTGCAACCAATGTAGGGGTTATTGAAGTTCCTTTCCGAGGAAGAACAGTTAAAATCGCTGGAGACAGGACGTTTGATAACTGGTCTGCAACATTCATTAACGATAAAGACTTCAAAGCACGTTCTTATTTTGAAAAGTGGTTGAATGAAATCAATACACATCAGGATAATACTGCTCCAATAATTGATCCAACAGAGTATGGTCGTACTGTTATCATCAAGCAACTAGAAAAAGACGATAGTAATGCTGGTGACGAACTTCGTTCTTATAAATTGTGGTATGCATTCCCAACAAGTGCTTCTGCAATTGATCTTGCTTATGATAGCAATGATCAGATTGAAGAATTCACAATTGAGTTTCAATATTCTTATTGGACTGTTGGTGCTAGTGGTGATGAGTCTAATGCTGGAAGAAGCGGAATCGCTATCCCCTAAATAAGAATAGGAAACACTTGAGTTAATTAATAATGGGTCAACTATTTGGCTTTCAAATTAATCGCAAGGCTGAGAATAAAGGTCAATCACCAGTACCTCCTCTCGCTGATGAACCTGTATCAATTGCAGCTGGCGGTTATTTTGGAACATACGTAGACACAGATGCCACCGCAAGGAATGAGTACGAGCTAATCCGTAGATATAGGGATATGGCTCTTCATCCTGAGGTGGATTCTGCTGTTGATGAGATCGTGAATGAGTTTGTTGTTTCTGACAACAATGATAGTTGTGTTGATATCAATCTAGAAAATCTAGATATTGGTATGGGTGTGAAGAAGAAAGTTCGTGATGAGTTTGATTATATTAAACGACTGATTAACTTTGACAATAGAGCACATGAAATTATTCGTTCGTGGTATATTGACGGACGTATTTTTTATCATAAAGTAATAGATTTAGATAATCCTAAGAAAGGTATTCTTGAACTGCGTTATATTGATGCACTCAAGATGCGTAAGGTCAGACAAAAATTAGGAAAATTAGGTAGTCCACCAGATGCTTCATTAGCAAAGTCAGTTGCTGGTACAGCACTTGAAATGGAGTGGGGCAACTACATTGATTATTATTTGTATAACCCTAGAGGATATCTAAGAGGTGGTGCAATGGGACCAGTGGGAGACATGTCTAACTCCCAAGGCATCAAAATGGCTGTAGATTCAGTAGCGTTTTGTTCAAGTGGTCTACAAGATTTAAACAAAAGGATGCACTTGAGCTTTATGCACAAGGCAATCAAGTCACTCAATCAATTAAGAATGATTGAAGATGCTCTTGTCATCTATAGATTATCACGTGCTCCTGAGCGTAGAATATTCTATATTGATGTTGGTAACTTACCTAAGATTAAGGCAGAACAATATCTACGTGATGTTATGGCGAGGTATCGTAACAAGTTAGTTTACGATGCATCTACTGGTGAGATTCGTGATGACAAAAAGCATATGAGTATGCTTGAGGATTTCTGGTTACCTCGTAGAGAGGGTGGTCGTGGAACTGAGATCACCACCTTACCTGGTGGACAGAATCTAGGAGAGCTTAAAGATGTTGAGTACTTTAGGAAGAAGTTATATAATTCTCTCAACCTTCCTCCTTCCCGTCTCACAGACGATAACAAAGGATTCAACCTTGGAAAGACAACAGAAGTATTACGTGACGAACTTAAGTTCACTAAGTTCATTGGAAGAATGCGTAAGAGATTTGGAGAGCTCTTCCACGACATACTCAAGACACAACTTATTCTTAAAGGAGTAATTTCTCCTGAAGATTGGGATGATATGAAGGAGCATATTCAGTATGACTTCATCTTTGATAATCATTTCAATGAGTTAAAAGAGAAGGAGATGCAACTTGCAAGAATTAATCTTGCAACTCAAATGGATATATTTGTTGGTAAGTATTATTCAATTGAATATATTCGCAAGCATATTCTTGAGCAATCTGAGAAAGAGTATAAAGAAATTGACAAGCAGATGCAGAAGGAAATTGATATGGGTCTCGCAATTGATCCCATCAATGTAACTCAATTAGATCAGATGGATCGTCAGAACCAAGCATATGCTCCAGAGATTGCATCACAACAGCAAGATGATCAGGCAGTACTTGATCAAGCTCGTGCGGATGACGATCATAAAAAACAACTTCAATTAATGAAGGCGCAACCTAAACCTACTAGTTCTACTAAATAATTTATTATGACTGAACCTAATACAATTGATCAGGCTAATCCTGATGCTGAAGTGATGAACGTTGTTAACTCCATTGCGGATAACAATCGTGCTCAAGCAATTGATGCATTACAGGATTTGCTTTATGCTAAATCAGGTGATGCAATTTCTACATATAAGAAATTAGTTGCCAAAACATATTTTGATCAACCAGTAGAAGACAAACCAGAGGAACCTTCAAATGAAACTGATAACGGAAACGATTGAAAATGTAGAGGTCATCACCGAAGGTAAAGGTGCTGACAAGAAACTCTATATTGAGGGAGTATTCCTTCAATCTGAATTAAAGAATCGCAATGGACGTATGTATCCATTCAGCGTTCTTCAAAAAGAAGTTGAACGTTACAACGAAGAGTATGTTAAAACCTCTCGTGCTCTTGGTGAGCTTGGTCACCCTGACGGTCCTACTGTCAACCTTGACCGAGTATCCCACAGAATTACCTCGCTTAGAGCAGAAGGTAATAACTTCATAGGTAAAGCACAAATTTTATCTACACCCAATGGTAATATTGCCAAGGCATTATTAGAAGAAGGTGTGAAACTTGGTGTTTCATCTAGAGGTATGGGTTCAATTGATAAGCGTGAAGACTGTAACGTAGTTATGGATGACTTTATGCTTGCCACTGCAGCAGACATAGTTGCTGATCCTTCCGCACCCGATGCATTTGTGAATGGTATCATGGAAGGTAAAGAGTGGGCCTGGGATAATGGCATCCTGAAGGAGACAAAGGTTGCTAAATACCAGCGTTACATGGATTCTGCTACACGCAGAAACTTAGAGGAAAGATCATTGAAAGTATTTAATGATTTCCTTACAGGTTTATGATTCTATAAATAACTAGAGATAATTCACAAGTAAATTTACGGGAAGACTTACAATGTCAGATGTATTAAACGAAAAGTTCGGGGAATTTGCTACTGAGCAGAAAGATATTCTCAAAGAATATCAAGATCCTATGCCTACAGTCACCGCGACTGTAATTCCTGGCGAGGGATCAGATCCTTCGGCTGTTTCGGGTGACCCCCAACAGAAGTCAAGCGGAAAAGATGAGCCATCAGGTTCTTCACCAACCGTTCCACCTTCTGTTGCAAATGGACAATCAGTAACTGATTTGGGTGGATCCCAGTCAGAGCCTCTTCATTCTAATAAGGAAGAAGGCGAAGATAACCCAGGTGCTAAGGCATCTGCTCCTGTCTCACAAGACAGCAGTGAAACTTCAACGTCAGGTAAGCCTGGTGACGAAGCTGGTACTAATTCTCTTGGTGCCGAAATTGCATACGGAACTTCTAAAGGTCCAGATGTGCAGTACCCAATCAAACCTTCCTTTGAATCCGTGGATGTATCTGACGATGTAAAAGCCCTCCTTGAGGGAACCGAACTCTCTGAAGAGTTTGCCGAGAAAGCAAAGACCATCTTTGAAGGTGCTGTCAAAGCAAAACTTGCAGAAGAGTATACAAAGCTTGTAGAACACTTTGCCAAAGAAACAGAAGAAAAGATCTCTGCTGCTAAAGCAGAACTTTCTGAAGAAGTTAATGGCACAGTTAACTACGCCGTAACACGATGGTTGGAAGAAAACCAAATCGCCATTGATCGCGGTATTAAGAATGAGATTACTGAGGACTTTATTACAGGTCTGAAGAATCTCTTTGAAGAGCACTACATTTCTATCCCCGATGATAAAGTTGAGGTGGTAGAAGGTATGGCTGAATCAATTCGTAAGATGGAAGAACGCCTTGACGAACAGGTTAAGGATAATGTGAGACTTCAAGCTCGTCTAAATGAGTCTGCAAAAACCACAATTCTGGCCACTGTGTCGGAAGGATTGGCAGATACTCAGAAAGACAAACTCAGCAAACTTGCTGAAGCAGTTGATTTCGTATCGGAGGAAGACTACACCAAGAAGGTAACAACCTTTAAGGTAGCATATTTCTCGGAGAATAAAACTGTAGCAACTTCAGAAGTTGCTGATGAGACACCAGTAGATGGAGTAGAAGCACCAAGCACAAATCCTCAAATGGATGCTTATGCTGCTGCACTTGCTCGCTGGAAATAGATAATAATTAACTAACTTACTTTTTAGGGAAAATGTTTAACGCTAAAGCCCTAACAGAAAAGTGGGATCCTGTTCTGAATCATGAAGGCACTGCTGCCATCAAAGATAATTACAAGAAGAGTGTCACCGCTGTACTGTTAGAAAACCAAGAACGCTTTCTACGCGAAGAGCGTGGAATGCTACAAGAAGCAGGTGGTGCTGCTGGAAACTCTGCTGGTGCTATTGGAACCAATGCACTTAGTGGTAGTGGACTAGATACAAAGACTGGTGGACTTGCTGGATTTGACCCCGTTCTAATCAGCTTGATCCGTCGTGCAATGCCTAACCTGGTTGCATATGATATCTGCGGCGTTCAGCCAATGAGTGGTCCTACTGGACTTATCTTCGCAATGAAGGCGCATTACGAAGGACGTGGTGGAGACGAAGCTCTGTTCAACGAAGCAGACTCCAACTTCTCTGCTGGATCTGATTCTAGTGCTAATGACTATGATTCTGACGATGTTGTTGAGGGTTCTAACCCTGCACTTCTTAACGATTCCACAGCTGGCACATATGAGCGTGGTGTAACACCAATGGCTCGTAACGTTGCAGAAGGTTTGGGAGAAGCTGGAACTTTGTTCCGTGAGATGTCATTCAGTATTGAGAAGACAGCGGTGACTGCACAGTCCCGTGCTTTGAAAGCTGAGTACACACTAGAACTTGCCCAAGACTTGAAAGCAATTCATGGTCTTGATGCAGAGCAAGAACTTGCTAACATCTTGTCTAGTGAGATCCTTGCTGAAATCAACCGTGAAGTTGTTCGTACTGTATACACCATCGCTAAGAAGGGTGCTCAGAATAACGTTGCTAACGCTGGTCGCTTTGACCTTGACGTTGACAGTAACGGTCGTTGGTCCGTTGAGAAATTTAA